TTTTATTTGCTTCGGCTTCGTTTTTACTGGCTTGGCTTTCGTTAAGTTTGATTTGACTTAGTGCATTTGCCATTTCTATTCCGATTTCCTGTGCTCTTAGACCCATTCCTACGGATTGGTCTTGAGGTAGCCCTACTCCGTTTGCTACTCCTGCTCCTTGTGTCGAGCCTCCTTGTCCTCCCATTCCATAAATTAGCCCCGGACTTAGTCCTGCTTCTTTTATGTGTTTCATTTGGTTTTCAAAGTTGGTGTAATTCCACATTTCTTTCGCTTGTGCTGTATTGAACTTGGCGTTTTTTTGATTCAGTTCAGCTTGTATTTCCATTAGCTGGTGTTGTCTTTGCCAGCTTTGGTTACTTGCACTGTTTGCATTGAGTGCTCCCATTAGAGCTCCTCCTATTCCCATTATTGCTCCTATCATAATTGTTTACATTTTCGCGCTTTGATGTTTCAAAGCGATATTCATATTACTTGATATTAAATTGTAGGTGCGTACTTTCGTGTATTGTCCGGTAATTAAACCGGACAATACTCCGAAGTGCTTGTTACCTACAAGGCTTTGAAAATACCTTTTCAAACAGTTTAGTTTTCACTTGGTGACCCTCCGTCTGTTTTATTAGGTACATTCCCGAAATCTTCCGGTTTTGGTGCCATTTCTTTTTTTGCTGCATTTCTTGTGATTTTGTCATAGGCATCCATTGCAATATCGAATCTGTCTGTACGGATATTGTATGCCGGTAGTACTCCGTCTTCTTTTGCCGTATAGATTATTGGTGCGGTGTCTGTGATTGGTTCACCGCTTTCTAGTACTCTTGCGCATTTTGTTTCAATGCTTTCTCCTTCATATATTTCTACGGATTCTAGTCTTCCGTTGTTTTTTGTTGGTTTTGAATATTTCATAATGTTATAATTTTTATAGATTAGGAATTTGTTTTGCACTGATTAGACGTCTTACTTTGATGTCAAACTTTGTTTGTACCCAAAAGTTCATGGCATCTAGATTTGTGTCAGCAAATATATAATTGAATTTTACCGGGTCGATATAGGTTGTCAGGTCCTCTATCTGTCCGTTTGTTGCCATTGAATAATTGCGGTTGAGTACCATAAAACTTTCCGGCATTTCTGGTGCGAAGTTTCCAAACGTTCTGTTTACGTTTGTCATGTAGTTTATCCAGGCCACCGTCTTTCCGGCTGCTGTTTTTTGTAATGAGCCACTTTCACTTATATAATCTGTCCACCATGCTCTTTCCCCGTTTAATGAATCTTGATATCCGATTCCGTCGAGTGCCGGTTTATGCCAATCGTTCATGGTTTTTAGGTAGGTATCCCATGTGTTGCCTTGTCCGTAGTCGATGCGTGGTGTGATTGAGCATATACACATTATATAACATGGTTCTGTCACCTTTATTCGGATGTGTCCGCCTTTTTGACGTCCCGTTGTTACGCCTCTTCCTGCCAGTGTTCCTAATGGCTCGTTTTCGCTTGCACTGTTGCTTATTACTTCCTGGAATACGATTTCCTGGCTTACACCTCCTTCAAACATCGGTGTTTCGCATCTCTCCATGTAATTGCCTCCTGTATATACTGTTTCCAGCCAGTCTCTGTAAGTACCTCCGCTTACTGCAATTCTGTTTAGGAAATTGTATACTTTTTGTGACAGGTTCAAAGCGTCCATTGATAGTTTGCCGTCTGATACATCTACCGCGCTTGCTTCATTGATTCCGTTCGTACCTTCTATCCATTCGGTGTTTATCCAGTTTTGATACAAGTCACTGTTATATGTTTTTAGACATAGTCCGAATTGTGGATTAGTTGTGTTTAGGTCCTTTTGAGGCGTTCTTTTTGCGAAGTCTGTGAATGGTGGTATACTCATTGATTCGTTTGATATATCGAATTCTACGTCTCCCGGAGTTAGTAATATTTTATCTCTGATTATATCCAGATTTTCTAGCAGATACGATTTTAGAGATGTTCTTTTTGTCGAGTATACTGCCGTTATATACCATGTTTGCCCGGATGGTATTTTGCTTACTGCTATTTCTGCTTCGTCTATTTGGATACTGAAACTTCCTATTTGTGATGGAATCATTGTTTGTTCCCTCGCGTTTGCGGATGTTTTGACCCTTAGTAGTATTTCGTTTTCTTTAACTGTTTCCGGTGTTATCGTTATTGTTTTTCCGTTTGTTACCTCTCCTATGTTTAATGGTATATTGTCGGGATCTGGTATTGGCTTGCTGTTTATTACTACCGATAATTTTGGAGAATCTCCAATCATGTAGAAATTTTCTTCCTGTGTGTTTGCGTAGTAGTTTTTGAATATATCAAAATATGTTAGTATAGGTAGTGCGTTTTTGCCTATTCCTTTGTCTCCTGATGCCTTTGGATTCGCGTATCCTCTTATCCCCAGATATGCTAGCAGGCAACTTGGATTTACTTGTTTCCATTGTTCTTCATCGTTTGACGGAAAGTCCCATAGTTGGTTTAGTTTTACTCTTATTTGAGGTAGTCTTACTTGTTCCATATTCAGCCCGATTTTTGTCCGGTTGTTGTGCAGCCAGCTGTTGTACAGTCTTACCGGCCCTGTATATACGTGATGCTCTAGTTTGAATGAGCCGAACAATGGTCCTGTTGTTGGATGTGTAAGTACGTTTGAATCAATGTCAATGTCGAACGTATCTCCTTTTTGCGCTACTAGGCATAGGTTCGGAACTAGTGTTCCCGGACTTTGTGTATTTCTTACGATTGTTGATAAATCGTGTGTCGACATGTTGTAATCATGTAGACTTACGGACATTTTATTATTATCTCCTATGGTGTTTTTACCGATATTTTTTCTTATTCCCATGGCTTATTCCTCCTTTTTAGAATTGTTAGTATATTTTTTTGCAGAGCGTTTGAGTTTTTTCTCGTATTCGTCTGCTTCTTTGCATGCATATATCATCGATGCAACTAGATTCCAATCTGTGGAGTTGATTCTTTCTTCTGCTGCTTCACGCGTTGGAAACTTTTCTGTTGTTGCTAAATGTTTTCCAATTACAATCATGTATTCCTTTTCCTCTTGTGTTGTTGGTAACACTTTGAATACATCTTTCATGTCATTAAATTCTATTTCCATTTTTAATAGTTTTTAGGATTAATATTGGTTTTTACACTATCAACGTTTGCCGTTGCTTTCTGTTCCGTCTGTTGCGTTGCATTGTTGTTGTTTTTCGCTATGCTCATACTCATTGTACACGACTGTACACATAAGGTCGTAATTATAGCAATGATTGCCGTAGATATAGCCCGAATAATTTCTACCCATTGGTTCCCGGTTATTTTCATGTTTAAAATAATTTAAGTTGTTTATGATTCCATTTTTTTAAATCTTCTAAATCTTTGTCATAAGTTTTTGTACATATTAACCTCCTTTCTTTTTTTGTGAAGACATATCTTTTTGTAATAACATCTTCTTCTAGTTCATAACAAACTTTTTTCATTCTTGTTGGTCCGTTGAAGTACACGTAATCTTTTAACTCCTTAAATGTATTGAAAATACGTCCGTCTGCTTCGTATTTTTTAATCTTTTTTGGTTTTTTCATCTTTTTTAGGATATAATTTCCATGATTCTACTACACATATTAGCCTGGTTTCTTCCGGGTCGTTTAGCATTTTGGCGAATTTTTCCGCTATTTTATATGTGTTCATACCTGGAATTTCTCTTTCGATGATTTTACCTTCGTTGTTTGCATAGATTGCTGTAAATTTTGTTGCTGCCATAATTTTGTAATTTTTTAAGTTAATATTATGGAGGCTTTAAGCCTCCGATATTGATTTAATGTACTCTCCTTTTTTTAGAAGTAATTTTGCATATTTAATAGCATCATTGAAACTTCCTTCTTTTACAAACGTTGAATTTTCTTTAGTCTCTTTGTTTCTGATAGTGATAATGTAAATAGTCTTCATATTGGTCTCCTTTTTTTTGTTACAATGATAAATGATTTGTTTTTTCTGTTTTTTTGAGTTCTGAAGTAATCTTCTAACATTAAATTTGTAGGCATGTTTTTGAATGTTAGGTGTTCACCTCTTCCGATATAGCTTACTAAAATCTTCATATCATTTTTCTTTTTTTTATTTCAAAAATCAAGATTTATTTTTTTCTTTTTGTTAAAAGAATTCTAAGTTTTTATATTTACCTCCTTTCTTATTGACACTACAAGTATAATTGTTTTTTTTGTTTCTACAAAATTTTCTGATATTTATCTTTTGTTTTTAACTTTAATTAGCAATAGTATCTTTAAGCCTCCGTGGCGTTTGAACGGTGATAGGGTAATAGGGAGCGCATAGCTCCCCTTAGCGTCTAGCACCTTAGTATCGGCGAAGCCGCACACCACAACCTCCGGTTGGGTGCACGTCACTCCCTTATCCTGGTCTTAAGGTAGCTGTCTCCCGGATTAAGGCGTATCTCACCCTCCCGTTATACACCCTTGGCCGCCCGGCCTTGAGGTGCTGAATACAAAGTAGTTTGATTGAAACACAGTTGTGCTGCTGGCTGTGCCGTAGCGCAGCTTATGTGTAGGAATGGCTGTTATAATATATATTGGCGAATAAATCAATGTCGTTATTGAATCGATTTTGATTTCTTTCTTCTTTTCTCTTTTCCTTCTCGGCGACCATAGTCGCTTTAGATTCTTTCCATTGTCTTTGTTTTCTTAGCCTGTTAAGATATTTCCTTTTATTCCAATCTTCCGGATTGTCGTGATATAATCTTTCACAACGTTCTCTTTCACTTATGAGTACGCCCATATATCTTGTTTCTTCGGTATTTAGGTCTATTTTTATTCCTAGTACGTATACAATTCCTTTTTCGATTTTGTCCAGGAATAGTTTTTCACGTTCTTCTTCTGTAAATAGTTTGTTTCTGTAATAAATTGGCAGGTTGAGTTTGCCGCCGTTTCTCATCCGGTATGATTCGTTTGTTTTACCTGGTATATATACATGCCTTTTGGCATCCTCTCGCTTGAGGTATCCTGCTCCTATTCCTGCCGAACAAAGTACCTTTCCTCTGAATTTTGGGTGCTTTTCGTCAATTTTTAGCATGTATTTTGTAATATAGTTGATTGTTTTTTCGTTTACGAAATATCCGGTGAATGTGATTCCGTATTTCCAGTTGTCCGTTATTTTTTTGCCGTTACCTAGGCCCCAAACTATTCCGTGGAGATGCAGTCTTTCTGTTTTTTCGTGTCCTAGTTCTGTAATAAACCAGTGTTTTACGGATTTTCCGGTTAATTTTCGTACTCTTTCTAGACACAGTCTTATAGCTTTTGTCGCGATGTCATTATTGTCTTTTAACTTGTATTTTTTGCTTATTTGTTTGTATGATTTATCATCGATTGTCAGTGTTAGAAAATAGGCGTTTGGTGTTTGCCTGTTTTCTTCTGACATTCTTACTACCCATTGTCTTTGTTTTTGTTTCCTGCACTCATAACAGTCTCCGCATGCTGCCGTTACATAACGTAATCTTTCATCCGGACAAATAGGCGGTACCCCGCCATTTTTTTTTGTTGGCAGGTACCGCTTGTTTGGTATGAGTTTAGGATATAGACACATAATTATTGAAAACCTGTTTTACCTACTTTTGCTCCTAGTGCTGCTCCTGCTCCTTTTGAAGCTATTTCGAGCATTCCTAGTATAATGTCCTTGACGAGCTTTTGTTCTTCGATGTCTAGGCCTTTTTTACCTAGTTCGTATCTGTTTATTACGTTCTGTGCATAGGCTTCCATCTGATCTCTTTGAACAATGAGCGCTTTTCCTTCTTTAACAAGTTTTTCCCATCCTTGTAGTATTTCTGCTGGAATTGCTTTTGCTTGTTCTTCGTTGACTCTTTTTTGGCTTCCTTTAAGTAATATTTCGGCCATTAGATTTTGAAGCGTTAGGGCACTTTCTTTAACTTTGTTTTCAAGTGTTCTTCTTTTAAGGTCGTTGTCAAGTTCTGCTCCATCAATTTCCGCAGCTAGTTTGTCAATTCCCTTTTGTAGGCTTTTGACGTTCCAGCGCGTTTCTTCAGTTTTTTCTTTTGTCCAGTCGGCCATATTTCTTTTTAGTTCTTCTTCGGCATCTGCTACTCTGATTTGTCCTAATAGCAGTCCTCGTCTTATTTTTTCATTTGAGGTCTGTGCTATCAGGTTGTCGATGGTAGCTTGTTGTGCTTCTGTATCTACGCCTTTGATTTTATTTGCTTCGGCTTCGTTTTTACTGGCTTGGCTTTCGTTAAGTTTGATTTGACTTAGTGCATTTGCCATTTCT